ATACATATCCCAAATTCTAGGTCTAACTTTAGCTGCTTCATCTATTATCAGTAGATCTAACCCTTCACCTACAAGTGAATCAGGATTGTCTGCCGATTTAGCTTCTACAGTAGTACCCCACTTGAATTTGATATATCTTTCTTTTTCGGAAGCCTTAATAATGTCATTCTGATGTCCTTTTACCATCTTATCCCATACTTCTCTGAACATCAAATCGGCTTTATCATACGAAAGACCTACGAGCCATATCCGTTGATTAGGCTGAGAAGCATAAAAGGTTGCTTCCATAGCACTCGCAGTCGTCTTTCCAAATCGCCTCCCACAAACCATAACAAAAAACCTTGCAGATTCTTTAGTAGGAAAGTGCAACTTTCTCTGACCCTCGTGAGGTTCGTACCCTAAAAAGTCGAACCATTTCTGTTTGTAATCATTTAAAACTTGCATAAGTCTACCATTCTAATTTAACTTACGAAGTAGGAGAAATGCAAGATATAGTATTTTGCAATAACAAATACACAACATATAGGAGGGCAGTATGTCCGAAGAAAATGTAGTATCAAATGAAACAGTAGTGGATAATGATACAGAGAATGTTACTCAGGAATCAGCTCAGAATGAGTACATAGCAGAAAGCAAGAAGTACAGAAAAAGAGCACAAGATGCTGAAACTCAATTAGCAGATTTACAAAAACAACTTAAATCACAAGAAAATAACAAATTAAAAGAAAAAGAAGAATTTAAAACTTTAGCTGAAAAGCTAGAAAGTGAAAACAATTCTCTAAATTCATATAAAGAAAAATATGAACTTTTAGTTGAAAAGAGAAAAGTTGCTTTATTAGAAAAGCTACCTGAAGATAAGCGTGAACAATTTAACAATAAAGACTTAGATGTATTAGAGTTTATGGTATCTCAACTTGACATAAAAGCTCCAAATGAGCCACAAGTAAGAGCTACTGTAAAAACTCCTGAAAAAGAAATTGGCGACTGGACTAAATTGAGTGCAGAAGATAAAAGATCTAATTGGGCAAATATAGTTAAGTCTTTTAAAAAAACTTAATAAACACTCTACTTGAAGGCAAAATGCAGTTGAAAGAGAGTAAATTAGATTGGAGAAATAAATGGCTATAAACGGAACAGCCTTTGTCGGTGCAGCACATACTACATCAACAGCTGACGATTTCGTACCTGAAATATGGGCAGACGGAATTTACAGGTTCTTTGAAAGAGGAACAGTATTTAAAAACTTAGTTGAAGATTATTCTGCTTTAGTTAAATCAAAAGGTTTTGGTGATACAGTAAACATACCTCAAATTGATTTAGTTGCAGCAGCAGATAAAGCAGCTAATACATTAGTTACTTACGATGCTACTGATACAACAGTTTCACAGTTAGTGTTAAACAAACATAAATACAACGCTATGTTGTTTGAAGATATTTTATCAATACAATCAGAAGCTGATTTAGTATCTAAATACACTATGATGTTTGGTGAAGCTATTGCTAGAGCAGTAGATGCTGATATTTGGGCAGAACTTGATGGTGTTAATGAAGGTGCTACATTAGCAGCAGATGATGCTATGACAGCAGCAGAGTTTCAAGCAGCACTTGCCAACTTAGGTGAAAATGATGTGCCTTATATGGATGGCGATTGTTCATTTGTTGTTAATCCAACATTAGCAGCAGACATTATGGATCCTAATGCAGGTATCTCTAAAAACTTTTGGAGAGCAGATGCAAGTGGGTCTGGAACAGTTCTTTATGATGGTGGTACTAAAGGTTTCATAGGGAAGTTATTTGGTATTAATGTATATATGTCAAATACAGTTGCTACAGCAGGAACAGCAATATCAGGTGCGATTTTTCATAAATCAGCAGCTGTTTGTGCTGTACAACAAGATGTAAGAGTTCAATCTGCATACAGTATTGATGCACTTGGAACAAGAGTAGTTGCAGATATGATTTATGGTGCTAAACTACTTGATTCATCATCTAACAAACGTGGATACAAACTAACTAACGCTTCATAAGCAATAGTCCAGTTAATCATTATATGGGGGTGGGCGACTACCCCCATATAAAACAGGAGAGATAATGGCACAATATTGGTATAAAAAAGATAAAAGAGTTAAAAGAATTTCAGAACAAAGTGATGATAGAGATGTTATCAAGCAAGTTAAAGACTTAAAAGAAAAAGGTTATGTACAAGTACAAGACAGAAGAACACTCAAAGTAATTAACAAACCTAAACCTAAAAAAAAGAAAAAAAAATAAATTATGAGTAAAGTTCCATTAAAGGTAGCAGGGAAAATAGCAAAAAATGGTAAAGGTAGTTTTTATCGCATTAAGACAACTGATAAGAAGTATAAAGAAAATTACGATAAAATATTTAGAAAGAATAAATGAGCTTAATAGACAGCATTAAAGAGCACGAAGGATATGTAGGTATAGTGTATAAAGATAGTTTAGGTATAGATACTATAGGCTACGGCTTTGCAATTAAAGATTTAGAGTTAGATAAGGACATTTGCGACATTATTCTTGAACGTAAATTACACAATTTAGAAGATAGTGTTAATTTTAAGTTTAGTTGGTTTATGTATATGCCACAAGAGATCAAAAATGTTATTTTAGAAATGTGTTATCAATTAGGTGTAAATGGTTTTTCTAAGTTTAAAAAAACTATTTCTTTTTTACAAGACAGGCAGTTTGAAGAAGCATCAGTAGAGATGTTAGATAGTCTTTGGGCGAAACAAACACCTAATAGAGCAAAAGAATTAAGTGATAGGGTAAAAGAGGTAGATTTTGGACATTGACAGTCTAAAGGTTGGTACGCTTGGTTTAAGTGGATATTTTGTAAAGTGTATTGATTTATTTGGTCCAGTAGTAGAGATGGGATATATGGTAGTGCTTATCGCTTATTTTTTATATCGTATTAAACAAATAAAAAGTGAGATAAAGTAGATGGATAGAGGCGTAGTTAAAAGAGTAATAGTAACGCCTGACAAACACTTTCCTTTACACGACCAACCAGCCATAAACTGCCTTAAAAAGACTATAGAGATAGTTAAGCCTGATGCGTATGTAGATATAGGTGATGTCGGCGAATGGCACGCATTTAGTGCTTGGAGATTTAAAAGAAAAAAAGCTCCACCATTAGAATACCTTATAGATGATTTCGAAAAAGATGTAAAAGATGTTAATGCTGGTATGGATCAGATTGATGAGGTTCTTGACAAAGTTAATTGTCACGAGAGATACATCACAGAAGGTAACCACGATAACTGGTTAAACTTTGCTGTAGAAAAGTATCCTTACATACCTCAGTATAAATTTGCTAATGCAGTTAATCTAAAGGATAGAGGATATAAATATATTCCCTTTGGAAAACACTTAAAATTAGGTAAATTATACCTATATCACGGACATCATTATGGAGGTCAATATCATACTTCCAACCATTTACGCAAACTTGGTTGTAATATTATGTATGGGCATTGGCACGACCTCCAACAAATGTCTGTTACCCATAAAGACGGTCCTAAGTCTGCTTGGAGTATCGGATGTTTAAAAGATATGAGAGAAGAAGCAAACTCTTGGCTTGGTGGTAGACCAATTAACTGGGCACACGGATTTGCAATAGTAGATTTTTTTAAAGGTGGATTGTTTACAGTTCACATAATACAGATAATAAACGGCAGAACTTCATTGTGGGGTGAGCTAATAGATGGAAACAAGAAATGATTAAAGTCTTATTAGCTAGATGGATAGCCAAAAAAGGTGGAGTTTCTGTATTGTTAATGATTGGTGATTTGATAGTCAAAACAACTAAATCAAAAAAAGACGATGAGTTGTGGAGTAAAATAAGACCAATAATAAAAAAATATAAATAGGAGAAATAATATGTTAGATTTTTTAATGAGTAATTCAGGATTACTAATGGGTGGTACAGGTGGTGGAATAGCACTATATATCCTTAAAAAAGTGCCAAATAAAGAGATTTGTGGTTGGGTAGAGTCAATATGCTACTCAGCAGGTAAAGTTATGACTTTGGGGTTATCTAAGTGGAAATTTACAAAAGGTATATGGAATAAGACTATAGAGCCTTGGTTTGTAGATTTACTAGATAACTTTGTAGGTTCGGCTGTAAGAGGATTTATTAAGGGGTTACGAGTAGATTAATGCCTTATCAAAAGACAAAAGATGGTAGTTTAGTTAATGAAGTCACTTTAGGTGATGGCTATCCTTTGTCTAATGATTTACAACCTTTAAAAGTGGGTGGTGAGGCATCTCCAATAGAGATGTCTACCTCCTTACCTGATGGTAGTGATAGTGGTAAAGTAGAAATCAAAGGTAAACTAAAAGCCAAAGACACAATAATACAAGGCGATTTAAAAATATTTTCTAATAGTGGAAATCAACCACAGTATCATTTTGATACTCCTGCAACACAAAATTGTTTAATGGAAATAGAAAATTCAGGAAATTCTAATACAACATTAAGATTAAGAAATAATCAAGGATATTTTGATTTAAAAAGACAATATAGTAGCACTTCATTACAATTTACAGATGGTACTAATACACCTTTAATACTTGATGGTAACAATGTAGAGTTTACTAATCTTACTGATGGTTCTATAACAATAGATAGTTTTGTAGATGAAGATAATATGTCGTCAAACTCGGCAACAAAAATACCTACACAACAATCAGTAAAAGCCTATGTAGATAACGAAGTAGCAGGGTTAGTAGATTCTGCTCCTGCTGCTTTAGACACACTTAACGAACTTGCTGCTGCACTTGGCGATGATGCAAGTTTTGCTACTACAGTTACTAATAGTTTAGCATTAAAAGCACCATTAGCAGCACCTGCATTTACAGGTAATGCAACATTTGATTCTACTACATTAACAATAGATGCTACTAACAATAGAGTAGGTATAGGCACTGCAAGTCCTGATAGTAATTTACACATTAAATCCTCATCTGCTACACAACCTGTATTGCAACTTGAAACTGCTTTAGATGGTGGTGGTGCAGATACGTTTATAAGGTTTGGAGATAGTACAGAAAACTATTCTTATGCTTTAGGTATTGACGATAGTAGTAATACTTTTAGATTGGCTTATAATGGCTCAAGTTATAATGGAGCAGTATTAGGAACTACTGATTTAATACAAATTAGCACAGCAGGTCTTGTAACTCTTGAGGGACTTAGCCTTGGTGGACATCCAATGTATGATATTGATGTTGGTAGCGAGTTTGTTGATACTGACGACCATTTAATGACATCAGGAGCAATTAAAGAAAAAATTGAAAGTTATTCTTATTTACCATTAGCAGGTGGAGATATGACAGGACACTTACAAGTAACTGCAAGTGATGGTAATCATTCAGGAAGTGGTGCTTATGTTCCGACAGGCTCTGATTGGCAAGATGTTTTAAGATTAGGCTCTACAGGTACTAATGGATTAAATTTTATTGTTAATGATGGTGGCACTATGAAGGCTACCTATTGGACAGCAAGATGGGGTGCTCAGCACGAATGGTCAAGAAATAGTAACCCTTCATCTCCTGATTCTAATGTGTATCAACCTATTGCAAGATTAACAGGTAACGATACAGACCAATATTTTCGATTATTTGCAGGTACTTCTAATGCTATACCTGTAAATATTCAAGCAGAAGGTTCAACTGATACTTATTTTAATAATAGCAGTAACAATGTAGCAATAGGTAGTACAAGTGCAGGTGGTTATAAATTACAAGTAACAGGTACTGCTAATATTACAAGCGATTTAACAGTAGATACAAGCACATTAAAAGTAGATGCTACTAACAATAGAGTAGGTATAGGAACTACAAGTCCTATTGCTCCTTTGCATATAGAATCAACTATTAATGCTTTAGCAGATACAGATGAGCCTGAAAATTGTCATTTATTACTTAGAAATGCTGCAAATGATACAAATGAAGGTGTTGGTATAGGATTTTTAATATCGGCACAAACTGATGATATTGGTTCTTCTATTGTATATAAAAGAACAGGCAGTAATGCTAAAGGCGAATTAAGATTTAATGTAAAAACCAATACTACTGATGATGGTGTAATATCACAGGCTATGGTTATTGACGATTCTGCTAATGTAGGTATAGGTACTGATAGTCCTGCAAGTTTGTTACATTTACAAGGTTCGGGCAGCACAGGTGGTTTGTATTTTGCTAATTCACACGATGTAGTCAGACAATATTTTAATAATGATAGTAATGATAGTGGTTTTTTTATTACTTATGATGGTACAGGTGGTGCTGAAATAGAATTACAAGCAGATGGTGATTTAATACTTAATGGTAGTAATGGCGATAATGTAGGTATAGGTACTGATAGTCCTACTACAACACTTGACGTAGAAGGTACTGTATCATATAAATCAATAGGATTATCGGCAAGTTCTGATGCT